CATCTCCTCCTCCATCTCCCCCACCAAATACACCAGCTAATTCAAGTAATGGAGTAGCTACTAAAGCTAAAGCTCCTAAACCAGCTAATACAGGTAAAGCTTTTATTCCAGCTAATCCTACAGCTAAAAGTCCTCCTGCAATACCGAATAATGCAGGTCCTAATAGTAACATTGGTAAGATATTTTCCATTGAAACTGCTTCCATTATCATAACAAATCCTTCTGCTACTTTTGTTATTATAGTACCTAAACCATCAAATACGGCAGTTACTACAGTACCAAATGCTTTTATTGCTGGGGCTGCTAATCCTAAAGCTGCTCCTAAAGCTATTACTCCTACGGATACTAAACCTATACCTATTGCTATACCTACTGCTTGTGGACCCATTACAGCTTTACCAAGAGCTGATAGGCCTTTTCCAAGTCCTGTAAGAAAGCTTTGTATCATTTTTCCAGCTCCTGGTTTTATTTTATCTGTTGATTTTGTTACTTTTTCCATTACATCACCAGCTTTATCATCTCCTCCTGCTCCTTTTAAAGAACCAAGTATACCTTGTCCTTTCATTAAGTTTTTAACATAAGTTAGGGCTCCTTTACCTAAATCAAACATATTTTTAGCCATACTTTTTAAAGCAGGAGCTGCTTTAGTTGCTAAAGAAACTCCAATAGCTGTTACTGTAAGATAAAGAACTGCTGTATTTGATAATAATTCTGCTACTAATGTTAAAGGACCAGCTAATGCTTCAGTTATTTTAGCTACTGATTTTTCTATTTGTCCTTGTATACTTAATCGTTTTGCTTCTTCTAAAGATATACCTGCTGCTTTTGCTGCTTGTTCATCTGATAAATTATTTTGTATTTTTTGGTTGTAGATCATTTTAGCAACTTCTTCTCTACTCATACCTAAAGCTTTAGCTGTAGCTTCTTGTTGTATTCTATTGCCAGATGAAAATGCTGATAATATTTCTGTATTTTTACCTATTTCTTCAGATAAACCTGCTAAATCATTATTAAGTGCTAGTGCTCTAGCTCTATCTAAATTTAATTGTTTACCTGTAAGTAATTCAGCTTCCATTTCTGCTTGAATAGAAGATTCAAAATCTAATATTGAACCTGCTATTTGATCTACTTGTTCTAAAGATAAACCTAATTTTCTAGCTTGCATAGCAGCTTCTTGTACTGCTTCTGCTGAACTACCTAATGATAATGAAGTAGCTGCTGAAACACTTCCTATGTCATTCATTACATCCCCAAAATTCATAGCTGTGTTATTCTGCCCAACAAAAGATTTAAATGATGCCTCTACATTAGCTGTAACTTCTGATAGAGGTTTACCAGATATTTTAGCAAATTTAGCTAATTGGGCTGCTTCATGAGCACCTAACCCCATATTTTCAGTTAATTCTGCTACCTCTTTAATTGTCTCAGGAGAGAATACAACTGCAGCATTAACTCCTAATTCTTTAGATAACTCTGTTGCTGCTTTTATATATTCACCTGTTGTAACAAATTCTTCACCTAAAGCATTAGTTATATCTACATTTTGTCCTGTTAATGATCTAAATTCTTTTTGTTGTTTTGCAATTTCTCCTGCTGCTTTTAAAAAACCGGTAAATATAACTGTTGGGTCTGTTATAGTTTCAAAAGCACTACCTAATATTTGCCCAATTCCATAAGCTGCTACTTCGATCCCTGCAAAAGCTCCTTTTGTTTTAGCTGCTTTTGCCTGGATTTTTCCTAATATTTGATCTGCATTAATTAATTCTCCAATTATGGGGATTTTGGAAATCCCTTTTACAATACCCCCAATAGCACCCATTGTTTTTTCAATCTCTTGTGCTTCTTTTTGTTGTTGTTTTAATAAATCATTACTAAATTTAGTAGCTTCATTAATTTCAGCCTTCATCTTAGCTTCAGTCTCATCATTGATCAAATTCATCTTCTTTAATTGAGCAATTCCATTAAGAACACCTTGCTTTTTTGCTTCATTATCTAACATTTGCTGAGAGATGTCAGCAGAACTTAACATTCCTTGGTTTAGTTTTATTTGGTTTCTTAATGTAGTATCAAGTCCTTTAGCTAATGATTTTATCCCTTTATCAACTTTATTTACTAATATTTCACCAACTTGCTTTCCTTCATCCTTTAAATCTTCAAGAGCATCTTTAACTGCACCAGATAAGGAAGCAGCTATATTAAGAATTTGATCCTCAATATAGCCTAATTCTTTATTAAACTCTTGTGCGTTTTTCTTATTTTGCTTAAAATTGTCAGGCATTAAATAATTTTATTATAAATATCAAAAGCATCTATTTTTTAGATGCCTTTGTTGAATAAGTAGGTTTTGTGGGTTGTTTTTTAGCGTGTTTAAGAAATTCAGGAGCTGTTACTTTACCATCCGTAGTTAGTGATTTAGTATTACCACTATTTCCTTGAGCTTTTTTAACTCTAGCGTTTTCTTCTATATAAAAATCATTTATTTTTTGGAAAGTAAAATTACGTAACCATATAGGCATATTATAAATAGTATGCCAATCATAACCACCCTTACCATGAAATACTATGTCATGAATTTGAGCAAATAAGCTTACTCTATATGTCTGTGTCAGGCCAAAAAAAGTTAAGCCCAATAGGCACTGAGATCTCCTCCTCTCCACCTTCTAACGTGTCAATTTCAACTAACAAATCAACGTCTGGTTGAAAATCTCTGACATAATTTCTAAATGCTCTTGAATCTTGTGCTAAGAAGTAATTATCCACAAAATTTCTAATATCTTTTGAATCATCAGAACCATCTACAGATACAATCATGTGTTTAAGACGTGTTGATAATTCAGGTGAAGCATTTTTATTAATTTTCTTTAATCCTTTTAATTCATTTTCAATTTTAGTTTCATCTTTATGAGTTAAAAGTTTAAATGTAAGTATTGTTTCTGACTTTGGGCAAGTAAATGGAAATTCATTTTTACCTTGTTCAAACTTAGATTTATCAAATTCTTTATTTTCTAATGATGATAAATCTATTGTAACTTTTTCATTTCTATATGTAAACTCATACTCGCTACCATAACCTAATATTCTAGCAGCAATTAATAAAGCATTTTTATCACCAACTATTAAATCTTTATAATCTATTTTTGATACTATTAAAGCTTCTAATAATTTATCTATTACTGTACCTTTTTGAATATATGATTGGTTTGTTAATATATCTTCTTCTTTAGCAGTCATGTACTTCATTTCTACTTTTCCAGATGATAATGGGTTATCTAATGGGTAAACTATACCATTTGAGGGTAATTCAACTACTTCAGTAGGGAATTTTAATTTTTCTTCGCTCATATCTTTTATTTAGTTATAACTTAATTTCGTGTATACATATATAACATAAAAAAAAGCTTGACCGAAGCCAAGCTATTCTTTAATATATTTAAAATTTCTTTTAGAAATTTAATACGCAGTAATCCATTCCTAAAGTTAATTGAACATCTTGAGCTTCTGCTTCAGTATCCCAATTAAATCCTTTAAATGTTGCATCTTTAATAAATGAACCTTTTAATATCCATTCTGATACTACATCACCTACAGGTCCTAGTACATTAATAGTTACATCTTTTTTATAGAAATCAGAATAACCATCTCTACCTGTTACTGATTCGTGGTGTAATCTTACCCACTCCATAACAGCTTGAGCTCCTGATGGTGTAATTGGGTCATATAATGTCATAGACACATCAGCCCATTTAGCTTTACCTTTTACTTTTCTATAAGTGTTAATGTGATTAAGTACAATTTCACCTTGCTCTATCTTAATTTCACCTACTTCTTTGATCATGTATGATGGTATACCATCTACATACATTATAAATCTATTGGCAACTTTTGGTTCAAAAGCTGTGAAAAACATTTCGTTTGGATTTACTACTGCCATTTTATTATTATTTTATTTTATTATACATATTATATTTTATACTTCTTATGATGGGAATTCAGCTCCAGTTGGTAAAATGTTGAAATCTAAATAAATAAATTCAGCAGTTCTAGTTGGTTGGATAAATATCGCACCTACCATTTGATTTCTATCAACTACATCTGGCCCATTATTTGCAGCATCCATTTGTACTTTAAAGGCAAATAATCCTTGTCTTTGTTGTACTGATTCTAAGAATGGATTTACTTGTGCTAAGAAATTATTTCTCGTAGCAGCCGTATTTTGTTCAAATACTAAGTTATCAGCAACTTGTACAATAAATGATTTTAATGCTATTAATAATCTTCTAACATTTATTCTATCTAAAGCACTTGCTGTTGATTGTAAAGTTTTCTGTCCAAATACTACAACTCCTCTTCCTGGGAATGTAGCTATTGGATTTACTTTACCTGTGTATAAACTATCTCTATTTGATTGTGTTAATTTTCTTTGTGCTTGTACTACCGTACTTAAACCACCTCTGTTAATTCCAGCAGGTGCGAACCAAGCTTCACTTGTTCTGTCATTAAACGCATACACACCAGGAATAACCGCTGATGGTACTGCCCATACTAACTGTCTTGAATCTGGATCGTTTAATTGAACCCAAGGCCAATAAGCTGCAGCGTATGAATTATCAATTGAAGCAGCTTGTGTTTTTGCTGTTGCAACTGTTCCTCCTGAGTAGTTAACTAAATCTATAACTGCTATAGCATCTCCTCTTCCTTGTGTATTTGATAATAATGTATTCATTGGAGTTGCCATCATTGATGATGCGTAATATAAACCAGGTGCAGAAATAATATTATACTGATAATCATCTTTATTTGCTAATAAATTAAATGCATCTGTATATGTTTGCATTTCAGTAGTAGTCATACCTTGTGTATTTGCATCTGTTATTGCATCATAATATTTAGCTTGTTGATAAGCTGGGAATCCTGTTTTAGAGAATAATTCTCCTTCAGCACCACCAAATGATCCACTTGCGTTATCCGGTAAGAAATCAGCATATGCTGGATTTGCTACTCCGTTATTATCAAAATAATCTGGTGTTTTTGCTTTTACTGATTTTACTCTTACGTATCTTGAAGATACTGGGTAGTTTCCAACTGTACTTATGAATGGGTCTGTTGTTCCAGCTCCATTAAATACTTTTGTCATATTACCTATTATTCTTTCTATATAATTTGATGCTTTTGGATCTAATGATACGTTAGGGAATATTTCTAATACTCTTTTAGCTGTTTGTGTATCATTACCTTGTCTAATAATTACACTAAATGTTCCAGTTGCTACGTCTCTTCCTTGTATTTCCCATCTAATATTATCACTAGTTCCACCAGTTAATGTTCCATTTGCTCCTGTTGCATCTCCAGCATTCATTATAGTTCCATCAGATAATGTTTCTAATTCAAAAGCTACATCATCTACTAAATCTGCATCTTGTAAATCTATGTCTATTGCTGTTGTTGGTGAACCAATTACTCCGGCTGCTATTTCAATATCATTTGAATTTGTAAATTCAGTAGCTCCTTGTGTAACTAATACAATTGAAGTTGGTTCAATTACTAAGTTATTATTAGTATCCTGGTTATTTCCAGCATTTACTGCTACTGCAGCTGATACTGCTGCTGATGAATTATCTAAATCACCTGCGGATAATGTAAATACTACATCACTACCAATTCCTGTAATGTTTCCAGATTCTATTGTAATAGTATTTCCTGCTTGGAATCCTTCTACAAATGTTGCATTTGTTGGAGTTATACTAATTACTTCTGTTAATAAATTAGCTTGAGCAAATGTAAATGTTGCTGCACCACCTGCTACACCAGCACCAAATGGAGTACCTGATAAAGCATTCATTGCTGCTGCATTAATTGTTATTACTGAAGAAGTTGTATATCCTGAAGCTCCTGCAGCATCTGTAATAGTAAGTGTTGTTATATTACCTGCTCCATCTGAAGTTAAACTAAATGTACCACCTGCTCCACCGTTAGCAATATTACCACCATTAGATATTAAATTTGCTAATGTTAATCCTGTTGCAGTTTGAGAAGCTGTTGCACCTGTTAAAGCTGAACCACCACCTGTTATTGTAGTAGATGCTATTAATTTTCCTGCTGATGAGTTAAATATACAATTAAATGTAGCACCTGATCCTTTTGATGAAGCTGAACCATTTGCTACTGAGTATGTATTTGAACCTGCTCCAGATGTACCTTCTGTTATAACTTGAGTACCTGGAGTTGCTGTACCTACTGTGTTTGCTGCATCTGGTGATTTAGCAGCTACTTTTATCATTCCTGATCCTAAAGCTCCTGCTGGTATTGTTAATATATCTCCAGCTATATATCCTGTTCCTCCACTAATTACTTCTACTTCTGTAATTGTACCTCTTTGTGTACCTAAATCTGCTCCAGTTGTAACTTTAACTGTAGCACCTGTTCCTGTTCCACCAGTCAGTGAAATTGGAGTACTAGATCCAAATACTGTATTAACAAGACAATCTACTGGGTTAGTACCTGCGTTAATTAATGCTGCGAAACTACCTGCAGTTCCTACTGTATTAGCAGTTCCGTTATATATTTTTCCTATTGCAGTTCCCCTAACTACATTAAATGTAGCATCAGAAGCTCCTCCATCTTTTGTAGAAGCAACTGCTGAGAAAGTACCAGCTGTACCTCCTCTACCTGTTATTCCTGCTGATCCTGTAAAATTGTAAGGACTAGGATTTAATGTTGTACTAGTTACATCATTTTGAATTACTGAAGATGTTGCAGGAGTCCATGATCCTGAAGCTACTCTATTTACTATTAATGATGTACCACCATTTTGAAAGTAATTATATGCTGAAATTGATGTAAAATATGTGAATTCGTCTGAACCACTTGAAAATGTACTACCAAAATTTGCTAAATATTCTGAGTAACTTGTTACTAATTTAGGAATGTTTACACTACCTAAAACAGTTGGACCAACGATAGCCGCACCGGCTTGTACTGGTTGAGAAGTTACTTGAGATTGATCATTTTCTCTTGCTAATACTCCTGGGGAAATTAATGTTTCTGCCATTTTATGTTATTTTTATGATAAATATACTAAATTTTTTCAAAAGTTTATTTACTCGGTAAGAATTCACCACTTTCTAGTGAAATAGTACCAGGTCCATATTTTTCTTCTAATTTCTTAGCTAAAGCAGCTTCTTCTTGCTGTAAACCTTGTAAACTTAACTTCAATTGTTCTTTTTTTATTTGTATGTTATAATTTTGTACTTCTACAACACCTGAAATTTCTGTAATTTTGTTTAACCTATCTTTTAACTCCTGAATTTTACTAATTTCATCTTTTTCTAAAACTTGTTTTTTCTTAATCATACGATTTATTTTGTTATACATATTGGAAAATTCCTTATAGTATAATAATTATAATATTAATTTAGGCACATAATATATTTTTTTACTAAAATATTTATATTGCATATCTTTTGGTGGGTTTACATTAATTTCTTTAATTATTAGAGTACCCCATTTTA